CGCCTTCATCCGCGCGGCCGTCTTCGCCTTGAACTCCGGGTCGGCGTTGAGCGCCTTCATGCGGGCGCTCGCGGCAGCCGCCGTCTTCGCCTTGAACTCCGGGTCGGCGTGGAGCGCCTTCATGCGGGCCGCCGCCTTCGCCTTGAACTCCGGGTCGGCGTTGAGCGCCTTCATGCGAGCCGATTTCTCCGCTTTCGCGTCCTCTGATTCACGACTCTGCGAATCAGCGAGCGGCGTCACTTTCCGCGCCTTGGGATTGGCGGCCGGCGGAACGAACGGCCGAGCAAGATCGCGAAGGCCCATGTCTAATCCTTGAACCTCGCCGCGACGACCCACGCGCCGATGCTGATGCCGAGCGCGAGCGAGCCAACGACGGCCGAGGCCATCGCGTAGCGTTCCAGCGAGTTGACCGCGAAGGCGATGAACGCGAGCCCCGCCAAAGCGCCAGCGTAGAAGGCCCAGTTCTGGACGACGTAGGCGTAGTGGCGGACGTGGTGGGCGGTGTAGAGCCTCATGCCAAGTCCTCTTGGTAGAACAGGTCGCCAGTGCCTTGCAGCGCGGCTTGCAGGTTCCTCGCCGCTTGTTGGTAGTAGCTGGCCTTGAGTTCCACCCCCACGAATCGGCGGCGCATTTGCAGGGCGACGTAGCCCTCCGATCCGATGCCCGCGAACGGCGACAGCACAATATCGCCGGGATTCGTCCACAGGTCGATGCCGCGCCGGATCACTTCCAGTTGCAGCGGGCAGATGTGCCGCTCGTCATCGTGCTCGCGGGCGCTTCGGTATTGGAGCGTGTCCTGCGGGTCGATATCCATCCAGACGGGGGACGCCACGCGCTGCCACTTCTCGACCGGGTAGTCGGCGGGATCGTGCGTCACGCGATCATCGTGCTGCTCGCCTGGCGCTCGCATCGTCACGAGGTAATCGGGGATTCCCTGCCGGCTCATGGCCGCGTTGTTGCGGACGGTCTTGTGCAGGAGGCCGAGCGCCTTCGTGCGCTGCATCGAGGTAACTGGGTCCTTCCAGATCACGACTTCGGACGCGAAGATGAACCCGGCCAACTGAAACGCCCGGATCAGGTCGCCGCGGAAATCCTTGAGTCCGATGTATCCGTCGCGATCCTTCGACGTGGGGAGCAACATGCAATGGAACGAGACATTGCGGCCCGGCTTCATCACGCGGGCCAGCTCGTCCACCAGATAGCCGAAGTGCGCGAAGAAGTCGGCGTCATTGCGGCAGTTGCCCATGTCGCGCGGGCTGTTCGAGTAGGTGTAGAGCGAGGCGAAAGGCGGCGAGAAGATCGAGTATCCGACGCTCGCCTGCGGAAGCCCCTTCAGCACTTCCACGCAATCGCCGTGGTACAGGGCGAAATTGTCACCTACGGTTTGATCCAGGCAGTTCATCACGCAGCCCTCAAAAAGTCCGGCACGACGATTCGCGCCGATGGGATGTAGGGATTGCTCTCGCGTTTCGCGCCAAGCACGTTGCCCCGCACGGATGCGAGCGTTTCTTCAGACAGGGCATCAGCCATAGCGATGGCGTCGTGTTCCTTGCGCTTGAGATTTGCTACCACAGCACCCTCGCGTTCCGACGCGAAGATATGGACCTCGACGGGGCGCTTCTGCCCGAATCGCCAGCATCGCCGAACGGCCTGGTAGTAAGCCTCGAATGAATCCGTGACGCCAACGAACGCCATGCGGGCGCAATGCTGCCAGTTGAGGCCGAACCCGGCGATTGAAGGCTTCGTGATGAGCACGCGCACCCGGCCATGCGCGAAGTCGTCCAGGCGCTTTTCCTTTTCCTCCAGAGAATCGGAGCCGCGAATCTCGACGGCATCGGGGATGGCCGCCCGCAGCGCATCGCCCTCGGCGTTCAAATCGCACCAGACGACCCACGGTTGCCGGTCGGCATTCACCATCGCTGCGCAGACCTTCACGCGCTCGCCGATGCTTTCGCGCCGAGCCTCGCGCCTTTCCATGAGCGATTGCGCTTCCATCGCAAAGAGCATCCCGGCCGAAGTCTCCGGCGACTCGACCGTATGCTGAGTGACGGAAAGCGGCGGCAGCTTGTAGGCGGTATCGTCGTGCCCGAGATCGGACGGGCGGCGAACCATCGCGCCCCACGAGCTGACCCATTGCCAGAACGCGCGGCGGGCGTGGCCCTTGAGTCGCCAGACTTGCGTCTCCGCTCCATCGTGGACGAAAAATTCCGCTAGCATTTCCGCCCGCGACCGGACGCCCAAGAATTCCGCGTGCGTCCCGAGTTCCGTCCAATCGTTCGGGGCCGGAGTCGCCGTGGCGCAGAGCTTGTAAGGCGTCTTGTCAAAGGCCTCAATGAGCGTCTTGAGCGTATTGGTGTCGTGATGCTTGATACACGATGATTCATCGAGGACAACGGCCCCGAACCTCGCCGGGTCGAATCGGTGCAGGCGCTCGTAGTTGGCGATGTTGATGCCGGGACGCACGTCCGCGCCGTCAAGGCAATGCGTGATGGCGACTCCGAGCGACGCGCTTTCATCCACCGTCTGCGCTGCCACGGCCAACGGCGCAAGGATCAGTACGTCGTGAGTCGTCCGCTTGTGGATGGTGTCAGCCCATGCGACTTGCATCCGCGACTTGCCGAGGCCGGTATCTGCAAAGATTGCCGCCCGGCCTTTGCGAAGCGCCCATTCCGTCAGATCGTTCTGGTGCGGGAACATGTCCGCATACTGCGGGGCAACGTCGATCCCGACCGATGGGGCGCTTTCCATCTTCGCGCCGATGTAGTCTGCATAACTCACCTCGCCGCCCTCCGCACCGCTCGCACGGGGCCGATGGTGAGCGCCTGGGCGCGGCGGATCGTCGCGGAAACGTCCGTTGAGGCCGCGTCCGTGAACTTGCGTTCCGGCGCGTCGAGGAGGCCCGCCTTCATCCGCCGCATCCGCTCGCGGCACTCGGCGAGCCTGCGCATCGTCTCGGCGCACCGGGGATCTTCCGACGAGCAGGGCCGGAACGTGGGCGCGGGCGGCGTCACGGCCATGTCCTCGCGCTGCCAGTTGTCGGCCGTCGCGAGCCTCGTTTCCTGCGCGATCCAGTTGAGGAATCGGCGGATCATGGCTGGCTCCCGTTGTGCGCGGCGATGAGGGCGTCGGCATACCGGATAGACCAATCTGCACAGCCTTGCGCCCCAAGCTCTCCAGAGTCATCGACAACCATGTGCCCCATGATCTGCGCCGCGATGTGCAGGCGCATGTTGATGCCTTGGTGGTGGTACAGCGAGCCCACCGGCTGCGGGAACGCTGGGTCAAATGGATCGACCTTCATTCGCAGTTCTCCATGACGTAACCGACGATGGCTTCCTCGCCCGCCTCGCCGATGTCGCCGAGGATGTCCGTCTCGCCGAGCATCACGGCGTGAACGTCGAAGCCCGCATCGTCGTCCGGCTCGTAGGGGCGCTCGCCCGGCTCGTGTCCGCCCTTGCGGGCCGGCGTGAAGCGCCCGTACACCGCGAGCGTGACGGGGATCGTGCCGCCCGCGATCACCATGTCGCAGTCGATCTCGGCGACAAGCGGGGCCTTGCTCGCCTCGCGGGCGCGGGCTTCGGGTATGAAGGGGAACTCCTCTCCGGACAGCGTGCCGCTCAGTTCCTCCATGTCGCGGCGGATGCCGGCGACGGACGCGGCGATGATCTGGGCGGGGTTGGCGCTCATGCGATCACCCGTTCGCGCTGGCGGCGGGCCATCTCCGCGAACAGCGGGGCCAGAAGCACGCGCCCGATGTCGTCGGCGTGGTCGCGTTCGCCGCGCCCGTTGGCCTGCGATTGCTTCCGCTGGAACTTCTTGATCTCGGCAAGGATCGCCGCTTCCGGTGCTTCGCGTAGCGAGGTGGCTGCCATCGTTTCCTCCGTGGCCCCGTTCGTGGGGCGATGCGCCGATAATGGGCCGGCGCGCCGGGCTTGTCAATACCCTATGAAAAAATATTTTCGCGGGGGTATTGCGGCGGCGAAAAATCGCGGGTATAAAGACGGCATGGCAACCAACATCGAATACAACAACCGACTCCGCGCGGAATCCCTGCGCCGGTCGGCAAGGATCGCCAAACTGCGCGAAAAGGGCATGACGTGGGCGCAGATTGGCGAACGCCTCGGGATTTCCCGGCAACGAGCGCAGCAGCTTGGATCGAAGATCGCGGAGCCTGTCGCGTGACCCATCTCCTCCCCTTTCGCCGTCCCTCCCAAGGACTCCCACGGCGGAAGGATTCAGCCGCGACAGCTCGCGGCTTTTTTTCTTCCGGCGCGCGATGAGCTACCTCGCATCCCGCCTCGCGGAAATCCGCCGCGTTCCGCCCTCCGACGCGATCACCGTCGCCGAGTGGCGCGAGATCAATAGCCGGTTCAACTACGCGCGGCGCTACCGGGCCGCGTTCGATCTGTGGTGGCGTCCGAAACAGCGGGCCATCGTCCTGCGGATCGTCGCGGGCCGTCGCCTCCTGAAAGTCCCTTCCGACGCCCTGCACGTTGGCCGCTACGACGCCGCCAGCCTGTGGGACGACGTGAAGGCCGATTTCCTCGCAACCATTGGGAGGGTGAGCGAATGATGCAGACGGAACTCACGTTCGAGCCGGTGCGAGCGCGGAAACGCGATCCAGAAACGTCGAAGGAAGCGGCGGGCAAGGTCCGCAACTTCGCCGCCGGGCACTACGCGCTGATCATGGACGCGCTGCGGAAGGGCCCGGGCACCTACGTCGAGATCGCCGAGCGGTGCGGCCTGGAGCGCCACGCCGTCGCCCGTCGCTTGAAGGAAATGGAATCCCTCGGCGTCTACCTGACCGGCGCCAAGCGCGACGGGATGCGCGAGTGGGGCATCAAGTGACCGGCTACCTCCCGCACCATCGCCGCGGCCCGAGGATCGACGAGCGGCGGCGCGAGCCTGGCGACTTTCCGACCCTGCACGGGCTCGCCGCGCTCGCGTATGTGCTCGGCGTGGTGGCGCTCGTCGTGTTCGCATTCGGGGTGGCCGCATGAAGGACTCGGGTTCCGGCGTCCGCGCCCGCGATCCCGCGCCGACCGCCGACGTGGCGACCTGGATGGCGATCGAGGCTGAACTGCGCGCGGCGTTCATCAACAAGGGTGGCCCGACACCGGCGCGGCTCCTCGCGGTGGCGCGAATCCTTATCGACCTCGCGACCCGCCTCGCGCGCGTGGACGGCGGACCGCGGTTCACGAGGCCCCGGTGAAGAATCCGCCGCCAGCCGTCGCGTCGTCCTCGGCCGTGACGCAGGCCGAGCGCGACTTCTACGCCGCGCCCGATGACGGCGCGATTCACATCCTCGTCACCCGTCCTGGAAAGGGGATTCGTCATGTCCGCGTGCCGATCAGTGGGCCAGATACGCGCCGGCAAGTCCAGGCGCTCGCCGAACGATTCTTCGGAAAAGGCGCAGCCGGTGGCGAAGCGTAAGCACGAGCCCGCGCCGCTGTCCTCCGAGCCGTCCTGCGCGAAGTGCCGGCATCTTCGTCTCGCGCAATCCGGGGACGAGTTCACCTGCGAAGCCGGCGGGCCGCTCGAGCCCTGCGACAAGTTCAAGGATGCCATCCGCGCGAAGCCCGACGTGGCCGGCGGGATCACGCAGGTTTACCGGGCGGGGTGGGGGCGATGACCAGCGACCGCGCCCGCCGCTACTTCGCCGAGCAGCTTGCGAAATACCGCGAGCTCGACTGCTACTGGCACGGCGGGCGCCTCGTCACGCGAACGCTGCATGTCCGGCTGACATTCCCCGTTCCCCCTGGCGCCCGCTTCATCGGCCGCTACGCCTATCCCTTCGACTCGATGCAGTTCCTCATGGATTTAGACGATGCCATCGCAAAGATCCGCCACGACCAACGCGCTAGATCGGCCGCAATGGCTTGATGAGGGCCGGAACGTGCTGACCCCTTCCGGCGCGACGGCTCGCGTCCTGTACGTCTACCTGAGCGCCGGGCGGTGGGAAGCTGCGGTCGAGTGGGGCAACGGAGAGCGCGGGGCGTTCCGGGCGGTTCACCTCAAGCCGGGAAAGTGATCGTGATCGACTTGCAGACACCGGCCCGCGAGCCGGACAAGTGGGAACTTCGCCGCCTCGCGCAGATCGCCGCGACGAAGCGGTGGAAGGAACGCAACCCGGACAAGGTGCGGGAGCAGAAGCGCAGATGGCGGGAGAGGCGGGCACGTGGGTAAGCCGATGAGCGCAGAAACGAAGGCGAAGCTATCGGCTGCACTGCGTGCCAAGTGGGCAAGCGGCACTCGAAAGGAAAACGCGCGCTCTGTAAGGGGGCAAGAGGTAATTGGAGGTAAGAACGGGCGAGGAACGGACAACTGGAAGTCGAAATTCTGGATCTTGTGGAGTCCGCAGCGTGATTTGGTTTGTGGCGTCAACTTGAACGAAATCGTGCGAAGGAACGCGCACCTGTTTGCAGTCGAGGATTTGAGATCTCACGGTAGTGGAACAGTCGCCTCGCACGGACTGAATGAGCTTTTTAGGTTTAGGAAAGGGCGCAACGGGGCGAAGTACATCGTTTCAAGCTGGAAGGGGTGGCGTGCAGTAGACCGGGCTGAAATGGTCAAGGCCGTTGAAGTTCCGAAAGGGTACATCGCCATGTGGAAGCCGGATCTTGAGTACTGTGGCCATGAGCGCGGGTGAGGACAGGTTCGCATTCTTCGCGCTGGCCGCCGGCCTCGAGCCCCCGGTGCGCGAGTACGCCTTCGCCAAGCCCAGGCGCTGGCGGTTCGACTTCGCTTGGCCGGAAAAGCGGATCGCGCTCGAGGTCGAGGGAGGAACGTGGATCGGCGGCCGGCACAACCGCGGCAGCGGCTACGCGAAGGATTGCGAGAAGTACGCCGAAGCGGCCATTGCGGGATGGGCCGTGATCCGGGCGACGACGGAACAGGTGCGGAACGGGACGGCACTCGGGTGGGTCATGCGGGCGATTGAGGCGAGGAAGTTGCAGCCGTTGGAAAAGTCTGCGGCCGACGCGGACAAGATGAACGCTCGGCTGTGACAGGCCGAATCGTGGAGACAGCTACATGAATCGTTTGCGTGATCCCTTCTGTGCGGAGCCTATCAAGCCGCGGTCCCGCCGCGCCTGTCTCCGGGCAACTGTCACCCGTGCAGAGGGGATCACGGAGAGGGATTCCTGATGGCACGCGCACGCAACATCAAGCCCGGTTTTTTTCGCAACGAGGAATTGGCCGAACTGCCCTTCGAGTACCGGCTACTTTTCATCGGCCTGTGGACCCTGGCGGACCGCGAAGGAAGGCTTGAGGACCGACCGAAACGCATCCGAATGGAGATTTTCCCGGCCGATGACGTGGACTGCGAGGCCGGTATAAACGCGCTAGCAACCTGTGGATTAGTTGTGCGTTACCACGATCAAGGCAACGCCTATATCTGGATTCCGACTTTCCGGGACCATCAAAAGCCGCACCCAAGGGAGGTTGCAAGCGCCATCCCTGCATACCAAGTAGATACCAAGGCAGCGCCTAGGCACGACCAAGGAAATGCCGAGGAATTGGCAAGCCCGGCTGATGTTCTGAATCCTGATGTTCTGAATCCTGAATCTCAAACTTCTCCGCAAGAGGACAGGGGAGAGGCGCGCGCTACGCGCTTGCCGCACCACTGGCGACCCGGGGCTGTGACACTCGGCTGGACAAGGGCAGAGCGCCCAACGTGGCGGGAGGATCGCATCGCGCTGGAAGTCTCGCAGTTTGTCGACCACTACGGCTCGAAGGGCGAGCGCCGTGCCGATTGGGACGCAGCATGGCGAAACTGGGTCAGGAGGGCTCGGGACGGGCCGCCGGAAACCGTGGGAGGCAAGGCGGAAAAACGGGCGAAATGGGCTGCTGAACTGACCGGAGGCGAGCATGGACAACGCACCATCGACGGAACTGCCGAGCGCGTGGGTTGAGCGGCTTTTTGAGCGCCTACTCGCCATGTACGGGCGCAAGTTCGCCGACATGTGGGGATGCGTCGAAATTGCCTCGCTCAAGGCGACATGGGCGAAGGCCCTGGCTGACTTGACCCCGGAGGAGATCGGGGCAGGATTGGCGCGGTGCCTTGAACGGGATTGGCCCCCGACCCTGCCGGAATTCCGGGCGCTTTGCCGTCGCCAGCAGTCCCAGGAAACGGCGTTCATTGAGGCCGTCAGAAGGTTCCCGAGGCGGGATGGTTGGTCGGATCCAGCGGTCTATTGGGCAGCAGCCGCAATCGGTTCCTACGACCTAAGCCACAGCGCCTACACCACGATCCGGGCTCGATGGGAGGACGCCTTAGACTACGCCCGCCGAAACCCTAAGCCGATCCCAGACGAAGTGCCGCACGAACGCCGGATGATGGCCCCGGCAACGCGGACCGAGGAGGAGGAACGGCAGGCTTCGCTAGAAGCCGCGGCTCGCGTCATGGCGCAGTGGCGGGCGATGAATCCGGACGCTCGCAGGCAGTGGCAGATCCCGACACGCGAACCCGGCGAGGACGAGGAGGAGGCCGCCTAGCGTTGGAAATCTTCCCGCCGCACCGTGGCAACCTCGCGGCGTGGAAAAACCCGCCCAAAACCATCCAGGCCGTCCGTCGATCTTCACGGACGAGATCGCTTCGACGATCCTCGAGCGGATCATGGAAGGCGAATCGGTAAGGCAGATTTGCCGCGACGATTCAATGCCTTGCCAGTCGTCCGTGTTCAAGTGGCTTTCCACGAACCCGGAGTTTGCGGAGCGATACGCGCGTGCCAAGGCAGTCCAGATGGACGCAATGGCCGACGAGATCCTCGACATCGCAGACGACGGCACGAACGACTGGATGGAGCGGATCAGCGACGACGACAAGCCGGTTGGATGGGTGGTCAACGGCGAGCACATCCAGCGGTCTCGCGTTCGTGTAGACACCCGCAAATGGCTCATGTCGAAGCTCGCGCCGAAGAAGTACGGCGAGAAGGTCGCCACGGAGCTCACCGGCCCCAACGGCGGCCCGCTCCAGGTGCAGGAAGTTCGCCGCACCGTGGTCGATCCGGAAGCGAGCGGCGAGTGACCGCGGGCGTCCTGGACATCCCCACCGCGCGGGTTTTCCTGCCGCTCTTGAAGCCCGCTCGCTTCAAGGCCGCGAAGGGGGGCCGCGGCAGCGGGAAGTCGCGCTTCTTCGCTGGCCTAGCCGTGGAGGAAGCCTTCGCCCGGAAAGTGGACATCGTTTGCATCCGCGAAGTCCAGGGCACGCTCGACCAGTCCGCGAAGAAAACGATTGAGGACACGATCCAGCGCATGGGCCTAGGACAGCACTTCGACGTACAGCGCGATGTCATCTACTCGCAGCGCGGCGGCCGGATCATCTTCAAGGGGATGCAGGACTTCAACGCGGAGAACATCAAGTCGCTTGAAGGCTACGACATCGCGTGGGTCGAGGAAGCCCGCAACTTGTCGCAACGCTCGCTCGACCTGCTGATTCCGACTATCCGCAAGAAGGGCTCCGAGATCTGGTTCTCGTGGAACCCGGAGCGCGAGGACGATCCGATCGAGCATTTCTGGGCCGATGGCAGCCGGCCCGAGAACTCGATCCTCGTCACGGCGCAGTACTGGGACAACCCGTGGTTCCGCGACACAGAACTGCCGGCGGACATGGAGCGAGACCGCAAGCGCGATCCGGAACGCTACCAGCACGTGTGGTGCGGCGCGTTCAAGACGATGGCCGAGGCGCTGGTGTTCAAGAACTGGCAGGTCGCCACGTTCGATACGCCGGCCGGTTCCGTGTTCCGCTTCGGGGCGGATTGGGGCTACGCGCAAGATCCCACGGTCCTCGTGCGCTGCTACCTAGACGGCCGAAAGCTCTACATCGACCAGGAAGCGTACATGTCGGGCTGCGAGATCGACATGCTGCCGGACCTGTTCGACCGCGTGCCCGAGTCGCGCAAGTGGTTCATCACGGCGGACTCCTCGCGTCCCGAGACGATTAGCTACATGCGGGCGCACGGGTTTCCGCGGATCAACTCGAGCGCCAAGGGCGCGGGCAGCGTCGAGGAGGGGCTGGAATGGCTCAAGGCCTTTGACATCGTGGTTCACACGCGCTGCGAGAACGTGATTCGTGAGCTCAAGTCCTACTCGTGGAAGGTGGACAAACTGACGAACAAGGTTCTGCCGGTCCTTGAGGACAAGAATAACAACTGCATCGACGCGCTTCGCTACGCCTGCGAGGCGGTGCGAAAGGGCGGGAAACACGTTCCCGGTGACGCGAAGCCCATGCGCCGGACGGTGTACGACGGCCCGCAGGGCTGGATGGGAGCCTAAGCGATGGCACGCAAGCGCACGGACACGGCAAAGGACGACACGGGCGAGAGCGAGCAGGAGAAGCTGCACTCCCGCGCCATGAAGCGGTACAAGGAACTCGAGGATTACTGGTCCGAGAACCGCAAGGCTGCGCTGAAGGACATCGAATTCCGCGCCGGGCAGCACTGGCCCGAAAAACTGAAGTCCGCGCGGGAGAAGAAGGGCCGCCCCTGCCTTGTGTTCGACAAGACTTCGCAGTACATCCGTCAGATCGTGAACGACGGCCGCCAGAATCGCCCTGCGATCAAGTACCGGCCCGTGGACGACAAGGGCGACATCAAGGTCGCCGAGGGCTTCCAGGGCATCACGCGGCACATCCTCACCTCGAGCAACGCGGACGACGCCTTAGACACGGCGCTGGATCACGCGGCCGGGCACGGATTCGGGTACTTCCGCGTGTGCACGGACTACGCGAGCGAAAAGGCGTTCGAGCAGGACATCTTCGTGAGGCGAATCCGCAATTCGATGTCCGTGCTTCTGGCCCCGCACCAAGCCGCGGACGGCTCGGACGCGGAGGACGGGTTCGTCGTCGATGACATGTCGCGCGAGGAGTTCGAGCGGAACTACCCGAAGGCGGCGAAAAAGAACTGGCGGACGGACGCGACCGCCTACACAGAGGGTTGGCTCACCGACCTGACGGTGCGCGTGGCCGAGTATTGGTACAAGGTGCAGACGACGGTTCAACTGTTCCAGCTTGCGGACGGAACCGCGGTCACGGAGGAGGAGTACAACCGCGACTCGCGGCCCGGGAAACCAGCCGTGGTGAACCGCCGGCCGATCTACGATACCAAGGTCAAGTTCGCGCGGCTGTCAGGTGCCGAAGTTCTCGAGGAGAAGGAATGGCCGGGCGTGTTCATCCCAATCGTGCCGGTCTACGGGGAAGAAACGGACATCAACGGTAAGGTGACGTACTCCGGCATCGTCCGCCGGGCACGCGATCCTGCTCTCCTCTACGACTTCTCCCGCAGCGCGTTCGCCGAGCGCGTGGCGCTGGCTCCGAAGGCGCCCTATATCGCCGCCGAGGGCCAAGTCGAGGGCCATCCGGAGTGGCAGACGGCGCACACCGAGAACGTGCCGGTGCTGACGTACACGCCGCAGGAAGCTGGCGGGACGATCCTCCCGCCGCCGCAGCGCGTCCAGGCGTCGGACGTGCCGACCGGATTCGCGCAGGACGCGCAGATGAGCGAGCACGACATTCAATCGGCGCTCGGGATGTACAACGCCTCGTTGGGCGCCCCGTCGAACGAAAAGTCGGGGAAGGCGATCCTCGCACGGCAGCGCGAGGGCGACATTGCGACCTTCCACTACCACGACAACCTCAATCGGGCCGTTCGCTACCTCGGCCGCATCCTGCTCGACCTGATCCCGAAGGTGTACGACAACAAGCGAGTCATTCGCATCGTGGAGGAGAACGGGGACGTGCAGACGGCGATGGTCAATCCCGACCTTCCGGGCGGTTACGCGAAGCTCCCGCCATCGGAAGGCGCCGAGCCGGTGCCCGTGTTCAACCTGGGGGCCGGGCGCTACGACGTGGCGGTGACGGCTGGGCCGTCCTACACGACGAAGAGGCAGGAGACGGCCGACGCGGTGATGGAGCTCGCGGCCAACAATCCCACGTTCTGGCAGACGCACGGCGACCTGATCGTGAAGTCGCAGGACTGGCCGAACGCTGACGAATGGGCCGAGCGCACCAAGGCCGTGATGCCGCCGGAACTGAAGTCCGCGATTGCCGAGGCCGATGCGACTGAATCGGAAGATGGCGGCGAGATCGACCCGGCGGTTGCCGCGATCACGCAGCAGGCGCAGATGGCCGTCGAGGAGCGGGACGCGAAGATCGAGCAACTGGCGCAGATGCTCGAACAAGCGAAAGCGGCGATGGAGGACATGGCGCAGCGGGTCGAGACGGCCGAGCAGCGGGCAATGGAAGCGGCCGGCATCAAGGACCGCGAGTTCTCCATCAAGGAACGCGAGGTTTCGGTGAAGGAGAAGGAAGCCGACGCGAAGCTGGCCGCTGCGGGCGTGAAAGTGCCGCAGATCGACCCGGAGACGGGCGAGGCGCTGCCGGAGCCTCCCGATCCCATGCTCGTGCTGGCGGACGCCATCGCGGCGCAGGCCGACGCCATCGCGCAGCAGACGCCGGCCATCGTGAAAGCGATCCTTGCGCCGCGCGTGGGCACTCCTGAACGCGACCCGCTGACCGGTCGCATTGTGAACGTCATTTCGACCGCTGCGGCGGTTCAATAGGGGGCGAATCGTGGCGGATCTCAAGGGGCAGCCGGGTGAACTGCGGATGACACTGCAAATCACGCGGAAGGAAACGGGCAAGGTCGAGACGGTCGATCTTGTCGGCAAGGTGACGGGCGAGGAGCCCACGGAAAAGGAGCAAGGCGATGGCAGTCACGCACAGCACGGCGGCGCGTAACGCCGCGACGGATGCGGTCACGGCGCTCATCGGGGCGAGCGGGAACCTCGTTTTCCGGCTTTCGGGCAACGTGGGCGCTCCGGGTACGGCGGTGGCGACCCTGCCGCTTTCTTCGACGGCATTCGGCGCATCGTCGAGCGGAACGGCGACGGCGAACGCGATCACGAGCGATACCAACGCGACGGGGAACGCGAGCGCGGTGGCGACTGCGACGCTACAGACCTCGGGCGGAACGGTGGTCATCCATTGCGCCGTGACGGCGGCCTCTGGCGATATCGACATGACGAACGGGCTGACGGTTGCGAGCGGCGATACGGTGTCGTGTTCGTCGCTCACCTACACGGCGCTTTCGGCGTAGTTCTATGGCCGTCGGGATCGACCAGGACACCGAGTACCTCGAACGGGCGTCGATCCCCTCGGGCGGTGCCGGGACGCTCTCGGATGGCGGGTTCACTAATTGCTTTGTTGGCGTATGGCTATACAGGCCGTCGAGCGGCAACAGTTACGGCCTGACTGGCGACGGTTACATCATCGAGTTTCAGGCGGGCGCCCGCGAAGTCAAGCTGGGCTTCGACAACACGTTCGGCAGCGGGACGCCATCCGATCCGCTGCTCCAGATCATCTTCAACTCGGGCGGGGGCACCGGCGCGGCGCAGACCTTTGCCAGCGCGAATTTCCTGGACGAGTGGGTTTTCTACTACATTCTGGAAAACTCCACAGTCGGGCAGGAGGCGGGTTACATCAAGTTGTCCGATCTCGCGACGGCAACCTACATCCGCCGCGCAAACGACAACGCGGGTTCGCAATACGTCAACACCCTGACGTTTGGCAACTCGGACGCCCACGCGACCGGAGTCTTCGGGCACTACGCCTATGCGCGCGCGGTGTACGGAACCGGGATCGATACGACGGACGCGCTCGCCTACGCGGCGAGCGACGCGCCGGATGGCGGCGATTGGGGATTCTGGCCTCTCGCCGACAACGCGGACACGGGCGACGACTCCGGCAACGCGCGAGACCTCACTTTCGGAGGCACCCTGTCGAGCGAGACGAGCCCGACGCTCACGGTGGCGAGTGCGCCCAAAAAACTGATGCTGATGGGGGTGGGCTAAATGGCCGACAACGTAACGCTGAATTCCGGCTCCGGTGGCGCGATTGCGGCGACGGACGATATTTCCGGCGTTCATTTCCAGCGCATCAAGCTGATCCACGGCGCGGACGGGACGAACGACGGAGACGTTTCGACGGCCAACCCGATCCCTGTTCGCGTGCTGCCGGTCGCGGCGAACGGCTGCGACATCTTCCGGTCGATTGACCTGGACGAATCCGAGGAGGAGGTGAAGGCGAGCGCGGGCGTGGTCTATGGCGTCTGGTTCTCGAACCTTGCCACGTCTACCCGCTTCCTCAAGTTCTACAACGCAACGGCGGCGAGCGTGACAGTTGGCACCACGACGCCCGTGCTGACGCTTGCGCTTCCGGGCAACTCCTCCGATGACGTGTCGGGCGTGATTGCGCTCCCTCAGGGCGTCGGGTTCTCAACGGCGATCTGTGTTGCGGCGACGACGGGCGTTGCGGACAACGACACCGGCGCACCGGGCGCGAACGAAGTGCTGGTAAACATCTTCTACAAGTAGACATGGCGAGATTCACGGAACAAATCTTCGCGCAGTCCACGGGCGACCTGATGTTCAACGGCGCGGGGACGAATTACCTGGTGCAGGCGAACAACGGCGACCTCTACCTCGTCTATATCGACACCGCCTCAGACGTGGCGTTTAAGAAGTCCACGAACGGTGGCGAGACGTGGGGTAACGCCACCGTCGTTTTCGCTGGCACGACCACGAACCTCGCCGTGTGGTTTGATCGGTGGTCGAACATAGCGGCGGGCCTAATCCATTGCGTCTACACGGAAAGCGCCACGGACGACACGCTCTACCGGACGATCAACACCGAGTCGAGCGACGCGCTTTCCACGCAAACCGTCATCTTCGCGGGCACTTCAACTGCGACGACCGGGCACCTGTCCGTCACGCGGGCCGTGGGCGGCAACGTCTACTGCAAGACGGTGATTGACGCGGGCGCGGAAGGCGGGTTCTACCGGCTCCCGAATGCGAACGTGCCGAGCGGGGCGTGGGACGCGGCGAGGACGGTGGACGAAACCATCGCCGCGAACGACAAGATGATCCTTTTGCCCGACTACGACGCGGCGGATACGCAGGACATCATGGCCGTTTTCTGGGACGCGAGCGCCAACGAAATCAGCCGCAAGCTCTACGACGATTCGGGCAACTCGTGGAGCGAGACCAGCATCGCGGCGAGCATGACATCGGTCACGGCGACGACAAGCTTTCCAAACTTCGCTTGCGCCTTCGACATCGCCAACACCCGCCACTACCTCGTGGCGTGGTCGGCGCGGGACACGGCGAACGCGGACCTGCGCTTCTGGACCATCGATTCAGGCACGATCACCGAGGGCACGAACGTCGTCTTGAACTCAGTCGACGACCAAGACCTCTGCGCCATCAGCTACGACGCGGCGACGGGGATCATCACCGTGTTCTATTGCGGCGCGTCGGGTGGTGGTGAGACGGTGCAGACGGCGCTGTCGGTCTACTGCAAGCAGTCCACTGACGGCGGCACGACGTGGGGGCCGGAAACGAAGGTGACCGCGGGAACGCGCACCTACAACATCCCGTGGCTTTGTACCAGTCCCCGGCACACGGGCAAGTCTCGGGTGCCTCCTTACGCTTTTCTCAACAACGCGGCGCTCGAGGAGATCATGGTCGGCACCGACCATGTGCAACCCCGCGCGTCCTATCAACTTTTCGGGTGACACATGGCCGCCCCTTGGAATCCCCCGGTAAAGAACGAGGACTTTGAGTTCGACGTGAGCCTGGAGGACTGGCTGAACCCCGGCCTCTTCAAGTCGAACCCGACGCTCGCATCCGGAGACGTGAAGATCAGCCAGAACAACGGCACCCTGAACAACCTCACCACGCTGCCGAGCGTTTCCCCGGCGTCGTCCAAGATCGTGCGCGTGCAGGTGTCCCAGACGGAGATGAACACGGACAAGGTCACCATCATTTTTAGCGACCAGACCTCGCCGCCCGAGTGGTGCGACCTCACGGTCACGATCAACACCTCGGCGTAAGGGGCGGCAATGGCCCGCTCGCGCATCTATCTCGGGTGGGCGCACAGTAGCGGCGCGGTAACGCACGACACGACGGGCGACCTTGTAGGCCAAGGCTCGACGCTTGACGGTAGCGCGTCCAGAACTCGCGTTCACGCAACTTCAGGCGCCATCACCGGCCCTGGCGCTTCGCTTGTTGGGGCTGCGGCTCGGGCTAATAACGGCGCGGAAGGCTCTGGCCTAACGCTCCTCCTCGGATCGCTTCTTGCGACGGCTGGCGGGCCTGTTACCCACTCCACAAGCGGAGTGCTCACCGGCCAAGGATCAGCGCTTGATGGATCGGCATCCCGGTTCCGCGCGCACGCCACTAGCGGGGTTCTGACAGGTCAGGGATCAGCCCTCGACGGCACGGCAAGCCGGTTCCGCGCTCATGCGACTTCGGGAACGCTGACCGGCCCCGGATCGGCGCTCGACGGCAGCGCGACCCGCTACCGGACGCACACGACTTCGGGCGTTCTCGTCGGGCAGCTTGGCGCGCTGGATGGCGCATCGGCGCGGACAAGGGTCCACCCGACTACCGGCGCGCTAACTGGCCAAGGTGCTGCGCTCGACGGATCGGCAGCCCGCACCCGCGTTCACACCACGTCAGGCGTCCTCGCCGGCCCGGGGGCGACACTCGCGGGATCGGCTGACAGGTCAACGCCCGGCGCAACGCACGACACTTCCGGCGATCTGGTCGGGCCGGGATCGAGCCTTTCAGGGGCGGCGCAGCGCAACGCCACCCATGCCACGAGCGGGGTGCTAGTTGGCCCAGGGGCATCACTGACCGGATCGGCAACGCTCGACGCGCTCGGGATCGCCGCGCCCGCGCAGCCTTCCGGAGGGTGGGCGTCCCGCGCGTCCTACTTCCTCGGCCACGACCGAGAACTCGCCCGGCTTCGGGACGAGCAGGAGCGCGAGCGGGCGCGTGAGGAGGCGCGGGCGGAAGTGGCGAGAATCGCTGCTGAAGCCGGCCGGGAGCGGCAGGCCGACGCGCTCGAGCAGGTACGTCGGGCGGTTGAGGCCGAGGCGCTGGCCTTCGGGGACTTCTACCGGCGACTCCTTGATGACGCCATCGCCCGCGTCCGGGCGGATGAACTCGCCGCGGTCGATGCCGCGCTAGCCCAGGCGCAGGCAGTCGAAGCCGAGCGGCTGGCCGTCGCCTTGCAGGCCGAAGCGGTGGCGGCCGAGGCGCGGGCCATCCTCGAGGACGACGACGAGATCGCGTTGATGATGGCCGTCCTCTAACCCCTCGTTCCAGCGTTGGAAAAGTCGCGCCGGAATCCACCTAGCATCCTCGCCAAGTATCCGACCGGGCGGCACCCCGGAGCGAGGAGCGTTGATGGCGGACACCGCCGAAGTTGCAGCCCCCGAGCAGTCCCAAGCAGCCCCCACCGCCGCCCCCCAGGCGACGGACGCACCCGCGCCAACGGCAAGCGCGGACAGTGCGGCCCCGGTTGATCCCGAGGCGCCCAAGCCGGGAGCGACACCCGAGCGCACGTTTTCGCAGGAGGACGTGAACAAGTTTCTCGCGAAGGAAGTCGCCAAGCAGCGCCGCAGGATCGAACGCGAGATGCGGCTGCAAGTCGAGAACGAGTACCTGCGCCGCCAAGGCGACGCACCTCGTCAAGACGCCCAGCCGAATCAGACTTCGGGGGTGGGGTCGGGGAAACCCGAACTCAAGAATTTTCCGGACTACGAATCGTGGGTCGAAGCGGTTGCGGACTGGCGGGCTGACCAGAAGATCGAAGCCCGCATCAAGGCCGAATCCGAACGACACCGGGTGCAATCGGAGAGGGCGCAAAGCGAGGAACGCCGCGCGTACTTCCAGGAGCGCATCGTGGACAAGGGGAATTCGCTGTACGAGGACTTCGACGACGTTGCGCTCGCCGAGGATCTGCCGATGACCGAGCACATGCTCGAGACGATGGCGGAATCCGATCACGGCGCGGTCGTCGCGTACTTCCTCGGCCAGCACCCGGACGAGGCGAAGCGCATTTCCAAGCTCTCCAAGCCTGCACAGGTGCGGGAGGTGGACAAGCTCATCGCCACGCTGACGAAACCTGCGGAACCGACAAAGGCGCCTGAACCGATCAAGCCGAACAAGGGCGACGGGTCCGCAAGCGACACGCTGGAAAGTGCAGCCGCTCGAGGGGACTACGACCGATTCGTGAAGATCCGGAACAGGCAATTGGGGCGCGTGTAAGCGCCTCGCGCTGGTTCTAGCGAAAGGGTTTCACGATGTCCAACTCTCTCCAGGTGATCACCATGATCACCAACGAGTCGATGCGGATCGCCCACGAAAAGGCGACCTTCATTTCGACCATCAACCGCCAGTACGATGACAGCTACGCGAAGAAGGGCGGCAAGATCGGCTCCTCGCTTCGCATCCGCAAGCCCAACGAGTACAAGGTCACGACCTCGAGCCGCGCGATGGACGCGCAGGACCAGTCGGAGACCTACGAGACCGTTACGATGGCCTCGCAGTACCACGTGGACATGCACTTCACGTCGGACGAGCTCACGCTCTCCATCGACGAGCTCTCGGCCCGCTACATCGACCCGGCCGTTTCCGTCCTCGTCTCGAAGATCGAGTCGGACGTGATCCAGGGCGTGACCCGCGACGTGTACAACGTCACCGGCACCGCCGGCACCGCGCTCGCCAACTCGGGCGACCTCGCCGCCTTTGTGAACGCCCGCGCGCGCCTGAACCAAGGCCTCGCCCCGATGGAAAACCGTTCCCTGCAACTGGATTCCGTCCAGATGGGCGCGGTGGTCAACGGCGCGAAGTCGCTGTTCCACCCGGACAACCAGGTCAAGAAGGCCTTTGTCGAGGGCTACTACGGCCGCGCGATGGGCGCCAACTGGTACGAGAACGAGCGCATCCTCACCCACGCCGTGGGCTCGGACGTGACCGTCAACACCTCGTCGAACGCTGCGGTTACGGACGGCGGGACCAACATCACGATGAACTCGACGGATGGCAACATCAACGAGGGCGACGTGTTCACGGTGGCCGGCGTGTTCGCGTGCCACCCGGAGACGAAGGCGAGCCTCGGCTACCTCCAGCAGTTCGTCGCCACCGCCGCCTCGACCGGCGCCGTCGCCGTCTCGCCCGCGACCGTCCTCACGGGAGCGAAGCAGAACGTGTGCTCGGCCTCTGGCGCGGCTCTCGCCACCACGGACTTCAACTCGAAGCTGATGACGTTCGTGGGCACCGAGTCGGCCTCCTACCGCACGGCGCTGATGTACCACCGCGATGCCTTCACGTTCGTCTCGGCGGACCTGCCGATCATGGACGACGCGCACAAGTGCCAGCGGCTGACGAAGGACGGGCTTTCCCTGCGCGTGTGGCAGGCGTCCGACATCGTGAACGACCGCCTGCTCATGCGGATCGACTGCCTGTTCGGCTACGCGACCATCCGCGCGCCCTGGGCCACCCGCATCATCGGCTCGGCGGTGTCCTGAACCTGACGGGGGCCGGTTCGCCGGCCCCTCTCCAACTCATCGAAAGGAACGAACATGGCAGCGGAACGACTCGACAGCGGCATTCCGGACGGCGCCCTCCTCGGCGGCGCCTCGACGGACAAGATCGGCTTCTACGGCGGCACGCCGACCACGCGCCCGTCCGTCACGTGGCCCAACACGGCCACCGCGACGACCACGCTCAACGAGACGAAGGTGAACCGGATCATGGCCGCCCTCGTCAACCTCGGGCTGATCGCCACGACCTGATCGGCAACCCGCGGCCCCTTCGGGGGCCGTCTCAATTCAAGGGGGCGCGTTGAGCGACCTGTTCCACGAGGAAGGCCCGCCGGCCACCGGGCGAAAGGTGATGCTGGCGACGACGTGCTACGACCGCCCCGCGGCGGCCTACGTGTTCGCCATCGCGCGATCCCGCGAGGCGCTGAGCGCCGCCGGCATCCAGTCGGCATACGTGCTGCTCTCGGGAAACTGCCACGTTGACGACGCCCGCAATGCCGTCGTCCGCGAATTCCTCGCCTCGGACTGCACGGAGCTCGTGTTCCTCGACGCCGATGTGTGCTGGGAGCCGGCGGACCTCGTGCAACTGTGCAAGCGCGACCGTGACCTCGTGGGCGGCGTCTATCCGTACCGCCGCGACGGTGGCGAGGGAATGCCCGTCCGCATGATGGACAGCCGCGCGTTCGACGCCGAAGGGCTGCTCGAGGTGGAGGGGCTTCCGACCGGCTTCATCAAGATCAAGCGGCACGTATTGGAGAAGGTGGCCGCGGCATCGCCGTGGTACTTCGACAAGATGGACCGCACGGCGCTGGTTTTCGACCGGCCGGACCCTGACGCGGACGGCACCCGATGGGGCGGCGACATCGCGTTCTGCCGCAAGTGGGCGGCCCTCGGCGGCAAGCTCTACGCCGATGCCGAACTGAGGCTCGGGCACGTCGGGCAAATGGTCCTCCGCGATTCTCTCGCCGCGCACATCCGCCGGCTGTCCGGGACCGCGTTCGCGCACATCCTGCCGAAGATTCGCGCGGGGACGGAAACCGAGGCGGACTACAACGAGATCTTCAAGGCCCACGGGAACCCGTATGCGGCCGACGCCGGCGTCCTGGCGCTGGTGGTGAACGTCGCCCGCAAGTGCCGCGGGCCGATCATCGAGACGGGTTCCGGACTTTCCTCGGCGCTCATGGCTGCGGTGTCCGATTCGCAGGTGTACGCGCTCGAGCATGATCACGTCTACGCGGCGCAGACGGTGGCGCTGTGCGAGGAGGCGGGCGTGGGCAATGTCGGCGTGTGCCATGCGCCGATGGTGGACGACTGGTACGACATGGACGCCTTCGACCTGCCGGCCAAGTTCGCGCTCGGGTTCTGCGACGGCCCGCCGCGCAAGTTCGGGACGCGGATGCGCTTCTTTGACCGCCTCGCGCACCGCTGCACCGCGATCATCGTCGATGACGCCAAGAGCGATCTTGGCTACCTGCGGGCGGTCCAAGCGTGGGCCGACGCCAACGGGCGGACGCTGCAACTCTTGGGCCGCGCTGCGCTCATCCTGAAAACGCAACCGGAAGCCTTGAAGGCTGCCGCCTAGAAGGGGAATCGCCATGCTGACCCGCCTCATCGTTCCGAAGCAGGCTGCCGGCGCGAGCACGGTCTATTTCGACCTGTTCAACGCGGCTGGCTCGGCCTCGCGGATCGAGATCATTTCCGTGCTGCCCATCGTCTCGGGCGCGGTGGCCGTGACCGGCACTCTCGCCGTTGACCTGTTCCTGACCCGCACGACGGCGGTGGGAACCGGCGGCACGGCGGCCACGCAGGGCGGCACGTCGCTCACGGCTGCCATGTTCTCCCCGCACGATTGGGAGGGCGCGATGCCCGGCGGCGGCAACATCACGGCGCGGCTCACGCCCACGGGCGGTGCCACGGCGGGCAACGTGCTGGCCTTCCGATCCGTGTTCACGGAGGAGACGGCGGACGCGGCCTACAACCCGCAGCACGACCTCGCCGCGTCTCCCGCGATGGCCGGCCGCGGCGGCATCGTGGTGAAGCAGGGAACCGGGATTCGCGTTGTCCAGGGCGGCGTCGCCTCTGTCGGCAACATCGCATTCGACGTTATCTTCGACATCCTGCCGGCCTAAGCGATGGCGACCGTAGCGGATCGGATCGGGCGGGCGCTGCGCCTGCTCAACGAGATCGAGAGCGGGGAAGATCCGACCGACGACGAACTCGCGGACGGCCTCGTCGCGCTCAACGGGATGCTGGACTCGTGGCGTAACGACAACCTGCTCGCCTACGCGAAGCAACAGGAGACGGTCACGCTTTCGGCCTCGGATTCGTCCTACACGCTCGGGCCTTCCGGCGACCTCGTAACGACTCGCCCGGTGGCGGTGCTGGAAGCGTGGATCAGGGACAACGGCATCGACTACCCGGTGACGATCATCAACGAGGCGGACTACGCCGCGATCAGCGACAAGACGACCCAATCGAATTGGCCTGACACGCTGCTTTTCCGCCCGACGTTCCCGAATGCGACGGTGATCGTTTACCCGGTTCCTGACGCAACGCGGTCGCTCATCCTCGTGACGCAGGTTGTCGTCGGGCAGTACACCGCCACGACGGATACGGTGACGCTTCCGCCCGGGTGGGAAGCGGCCATCGACTTCAATCTGGCGATTGAGCTCGCGCCGGAGTATCAGGCGACGCCTTCGCCGGCCGTGATCCGCCGGGCGCAGGAAACGCTGGCGGGTATCAAGCGGGCGAACATCCAGGCGCAGCCGCGGGCGGTTGCGACGGAACTTTTCAGCCTGTTCGACCGGCGTTCCGGCAACATCCTCTCGGGGGACGCTTGACGTGCGGCTCCCGCTCGCGGTCAATCTGGAGTCGAGAGACGGGGCGCTTGATCCGAGGGACGACTCGATCACCTACGGGCGAGATGCCAAGGTTGTAAATGGAGTGGTCGAAGTCAAGGGGGACCGCGCGGTAATTCGCAAGCGCCCCGGCATTGTGCGCGTTGGACAGGTAACGGCAAACACTGGGCAGCTTATTTATAACTGGAATGGTATCCGCATTATTTCTGGAGATACCGTCTATTCCGGAACGATTGCAAGCCTCACGAATTCCCCCAGCGGCACGGCGCTATCGCCAACGAACACGCTTCTGCAATTCTCGGCGGCGAACACGGGTTCCGGCGCCGCGACGCCCCGGATGATGTTCAAGAACCGCTCCCAGGCGTGGGTGATGAACCGCACGGGCACGGTGTCGAGCGTGACCTACGGCGGGTCGATGGGCAGCGAGACGTTCGCGGTTGTGTCGCTGACTCGCAGCGGCACGACTGCGACGGGTACGGTTGCGAGTGACCTTCCGTTCCGGATCGGCGAGAACGTGACGATTGCGGGGGCTGTGGAGACGGCCTACAACGGCACGTTCGCGCTGACGGGCGTCACGGCGGGCGTGTACCGGGCCGAGCGGGTGATTCCGATCACGATCACGCGAAGCGGGACGACGGCCACGGCGACCTCGACGGAGCCGCACGGCCTTTCGACTGGCACCTATACCATCGCCGGGGCGAACGACGCGGCGTACAACGGATCGAAGTCGATCACGGTGACGACGGACTACACGTTCACGTACACGGTGACGGTGACGCCAGCCAGCACGACGACGTGGAACCCGAGCGACAAGGACAACGCGATCACCCTTTCCGGCGGGGACTTGACTGCAACGGTAAGCACCGAGGCGTCTAGCAGTAACGCACTCGTCAGAGGAACAATCGGAAAGGATAGCGGGAAGTGGTACTGGGAGGTGACGGTAGTTAGCGTTGGTTCTTACTCGTCACCAATCGGAGTTCCGACCGTTGCAATTGGGGTGGCTGCTAGTTCTGTTTCCGTAGAGTCATCCGGGATTGGGTCTGCAAGCGCGTGGAGTTATCTGTCATCTGGGGCAAAGGCTAACGGGACTGGTGGCGCATCTTCATATGGGACATGGCCGGCCAGTACGTTCACCAACGGCGATGTAGTAGGGGTCGCGCTTGATATGGACTCGAAGGAAATCACGTTCTATAAGAACGGCGTTTCTCTCGGTGTCGCATTTACGAACTTGACCGGGACTGTTTACCCGTTTTTTTCCGGAGAGGACAACCCAACTTTTATCGCTACTGGTGCTCAGGCTACTGCCAACTTCGGCGCTACCGCATTCACACACTCGGCGCCTGCTGGCTTCACGGCGCTTTACAGCGACACGCCCTACTCCCCCGCCTCCGGCTCGCTGACGGTCACGGACCCTGCGGTATCTACGCCCGCGACGTTCTCCTACACCGTGGCGGGTTCGCCTTCGACGCCCGCTACGGGGACGATCACCGTGCAGGGCAGCGGCGGCACGGTGCCTGGGATCGTGTACCTGAACGGCTATTTCTTCGTGATGGACACGAGCGGGCGCATCTGGAATAGCGCGAGCGAAGATCCGACTTCATGGGGCGCCCTCGACTACGTGGACGCGCAGAACGACTTTTCGCGCGGCACAGGAATCGCGGCCTCGCGCGGCTATCTCGTGGCGTTCAAGGAATGGTCCACCGAGTTTTTCTACGACGCCGCGAACGCCACCGGCTCGCCGCTTTCGCCCGTCGATAACGGCACGATTCAAACCGGCTGCGCGAGCGGATGGTCTATCGCGTCTATCGACGACTCGACGTTCTGGATGTCGCAAACGAAGGCGAAGGGGCGCGGCGTGCATGTGCTGTCGGGGCTCGAGACGCGCAAGGTTTCGACGCCTGACGTTGACCGGATTCTTGACGATCTTTACCTCGGTCGCGTCTATTCTTACTGCCTTAAAGTCGATGGGCATACATTGTACTTGCTCACGATTCAGGATACGGAAGTCGATAAGGATGTAACTCTTGTCTACGACACGGCAAGCGACTGGTGGTACGAATGGACCGCAATTAACGTGCTGGGTAGCGGCGACATTTCTTCGATAGCTAGAAGTGGGAACTTCGCTACCGCAACCGTTGTTTCCGGGAGCATGCCGAACGATGGGGCTGGCGTGCTGATTGCAGGAGCCAATCAGTCCGAATACAACGGGATAAAACAGGCGACTAGGCTGTCCGCTACCGAGTTCGGTTTCTTTGTTTCAGGGAACCCGCTTACTCCTGCCACCGGCACGATTACCTGGAGGTCAGGTTATCCGAGTGGGTGGGATTTTGTTGGCGCTATCAGTTTCGGAGATTCCGTTTTGACGCTGAGAAGGTTTGCTGGGCTTTTGTATACGCTTGATGACGGCATCAACTTCGATGACGTGGACAACGTGGCGCAACCAATCCCGTTTTCAATCCGAACCCCACGCTTCGACGGCGGGACGCTGGATCGGAAGTCCTGCGCGGCGGTGACGCTCATCGGGACGAAGGTGAACGACCGCGCCGCGATCCGCTGGAGTGACGACGACTTCGCCACGGCGACCAAGTTTCGGCAGGTTGACCTGTCGGACGACGAGCCGCGCCTGCGCCGCTGCGGGGCCTTCAAGCGCCGGGCGTTCGAGATCATGCACGTGGGTAACTCCGCGCCCATCTTCGAGGCGTTGGAAATCGACTTCGGGAAGTAGCCCATCATCGCGCGAAACAGGAGGTAATCATGGCTTGGGGATCTGACGTGTGGGGTCAGGCGGTTGGGCGGATGAACCGCAGCGTGGAACGCGCGAACGAGGCCGCCGACGCCCGCAAGCGGGCCGATTGGGAATACGAAGATCAGCAGCGGCGCATGGCGACCCAGCGCCAGCAGCAGGACATGACGGAAAACGTCCGCCGGTACGACCTCGGCCGCGAGGACGACCGCTACAAGTTCGACACCCGCCGCTCGCAGTTCGACGGCCTCATGCGGATGCTTTTCGGCGGCGGCGAGCCCCAGCCGATGGAGCAGAACGCCCTGCGGATGCGGGCGCGTTCGCCCATGCCCCTCTACGACGCCCCGCAGGACGACGGCATCGACCGCCGCGGCATCAACAACTCGCTGGCCCGGTTCATCCGCGGCGGGATGTGACGCCATGCCCGCCGCCAACCGCCTGCGGGAACTGATCGACAACCCGGACAGCTTCACCGGCTCGCCCGGCTACACCTTCGCCCGCGACCAAGGGATCCAGGCCGCCCAGCGGGCCATGAGCCGCACCCGGGGAAGCGGCAACGCCCTTGCCGAACTCACGCGCCTGGGGACCGGCTACGCGGCGCAGGACTACGGCAACACCGTGGACCGGTTGCGGGGGATCGTATCGGACGAGAACCAGTTTGCCCTCGGCACCGAGCAGAACCGCATCGCCGCTACCCGGAACGCCAACGACTTCGCCCTCGGCAACCGGAACGCCGACAACACGCGCCGCGCCAACGACCAGAGTTACGGCGTGAACCTCCTGCGGACTGGCAACGACTTCACCCTCGGCCGGGAGCGCAACGCGAACGACGCGAGCCGCACCGGGCTGGACTGGTGGAACAGCACGCAGGACCAAGCGGCCCGCCGTCGCCGGGAGGCGCTGGACTGGTGGGACCGCTACAACACGGGCGGGGGCTAGGCCATGCGCGCGAACCTGAACCAACTGCGGGCGGCCATCGAATCGGGACAGGTGACGGAGGACGACCTGCGGGGGATGGTGCTGTCCGGGGCCATCGGCGGCAGCCGCAACGCCCTCGCCGCGGCCGGGCAGCCGGTGCCGGAACCCGATCATGACTTCGTGCGGAACGAAACGACCGGGACGACGACCTACCTCCCCCGGCCGGCGGAACGGGCGATCCCGCGATACCGCGTCGTCGGGGCCGGTGGCGGCGGCACTTACGATCTCGGCGAAGATCAGGGCGCCCTCCCGCCCGTGGACGTTTCCCGTGGAACCATCGAGATCCCCGGCGTGGGGAAGGGGCAGTATTCCCGCGACGGGCGATACGCCATCGTGGACGACGGGCAGGGCGGGAAGGTGAAGGTGGTTCTCGGCTACGACCGCGCTGGCTCCATGCGGGCCACGGCGCAGGATCTGGCGCTCCAGAAAGCGCGGGCCGACCTCGAGTACGCGCAGGAGAACACCGGGCTGCTTCGGGAGAAACGGGCGATGTTGGCGGCGGCCAATGCCCCCGTCACCGACGCCGGCCCGCAAGTCCTCTCGCAGAAGCAACTTGAGGAAGCCTACGGGAAGCCCGACAAGGGCTACCGCTGGCGGCAGGACGGCCAACTTGAGCCGCTGCCCGGCGGCGAGGTGCAGCGGGACGCGCAGGGAACCGTGGACAAGGCGGCGGACGCCCTTTCCCAAGTCGAGGGGCTGATCGGCAAGCGCGGCGCCGATGGAAAGCTCGCGCCGAACGCGAAGGCTCATCCGGGCTTCGGGCAGTCCGTGGGCATCGGCTTTCCGGGTCTCAAGTACATCCCCGGCAGCGACGAGGCCGACTTCAACCGCCGGCTGGATCAACTCAAGGGCGGCGCGTTCCTGCAAGCCTTTGAGTCTTTGAAGGGCGGCGGCCAGATCACGGAAGTCGAGGGCCGGAAGGCTACCGACGCGATCACCCGCATGTCCACCAGCCAGAGCGAGGACGAGTTCGTCCGGGCGGCGCTTGAGTTCCAGGGCATCGTGCAGCGGGGCCTTGAGCGGGCCAAGAGCCGCGGCGGGATGCCAGCAATGGGAGCGCAGCCGCGTCCGATGCCCGGGGCGGCGCCTAGCGGAAACCGCATCCGGCAGTACAACCACGCCACGGGGCGGATCGAGTAATGGCCCAGCAGATCGAGGTTCCCGGCATGGGCGTCGTCGAGTTCCCGGACGGGATGACGGACGACCAGATCGCCGGGGCCATCAAGCGGACGACCGCCTTCAATTCGTCCCGCACCCCGCTGGGCGCCCCGGAGGAACTGACCGCGCTGGAACGCTTCGCGGCGAAGTTCCCCGACTGGATGGCCGGTCCTTCCGGCGGCGTCCGCGGCTCGGCTGTCGGCCGGCTGGCGATGGGCGCGGCTGACCCGGGCGTGGCGCTGGTGCAGCTTGGCGCGAACGCGATCGGTCAGGGCGATGCGGTCAACCGCCGCGTGGCCGAGGTCGAGAAGCAGTACCAGGACGCGCGCGGCGCGGCCGGGAGCGAGGGATTCGACCCGCTGCGGATGGTGGGCAGCACGGCCATTACGGCGCCCGTGGGGCTTGCCGGCAAGGCCGCCACGACCCTCGGCGGCATGGCCCTCAAGGGCGCGGCGCAGGGCGCGGTTTCCGGGGCGCTGCAGCCCGTTGTCGGCGGCGACTTTTGGGAGGAGAAAGGCGGGCAGGTTGGCCTCGGCGCTGCCGGCGGAGCGGTGGCGGCTCCGCTCGTCGGTGCGCTCGCCCGGGTGGTATCGCCCAGGGCGTCCGTCAATGCCGAGCTCGACATGCTCAAGCGCGAGGGCGTCAACCCGACCATCGGGCAGGCGGCCGGCGGATTCCTGAACCAACTCGAGCAGAAAGCGACCAGCCTTCCGCTAGTTGGGGATGCGATCCGATCCGCACGCGGCCGGGCCGTCGAGCAGTTCAACGAGGCGGCCATCAACCGCACCGTGAAGCCCATTGGCGGCAGCGTGAAGGGCTCCGGGCAGGATGCCGTGGCGCAGGCCGGGGACATGATCTCCGACGCCTACGAAAACGCCATCAAGCGCGTAAAGGGCGTGGCGTTCGACTCCCCGGAGTTCAATCGCGAGTTCGGGACGCTGCGCCAGATGGCGACCAACTTGGAGCCCGCCCACGCCGCCCGGTTTGAAAAGACCCTGAACGATGTCGTTCTTGGCCGCATGTCGCCAATCGGGAACATGCTCGGCCAGACGTACAAGCGGGTGGACTCCGAACTCGGGGCGCTTGCGGCCAAGTACGGGAAAAGCCCGATGGCGGGCGAGCAGGAACTGTCCGATGCGGTCAAGGAACTGCAACGGATCATCCGCGCCCAGGCGGCGCGGGACAACCCGGACTTTGCCGCTGCGATGAAGGCGGCCGATACCGCGTGGGCGCAGCTTGTCCGCGTCGAGGGCGCTGCCACCCGGGCGGCCAATTCCGGCGGCGTGTTCACCCCGGGGCAACTCAACGCAGCGGCTCGTTCGGCTGACCGGAGCGTCCGCCGCCGCGCCACGGCCCGGGGCGATGCGCTTATGCAGGATTTCGCGGACGCCGGGCAGTCCGTTCTCGGAAACACGGTTCCGGATTCCGGCACCGCGGGGCGGCTCATGTCCGGGGTCGGGGCGCTGGGCGCGGGGATGGTTCATCCGGCGATTCCGGCGGCCCTCGGCGTGGGCGCCGCGGCCTATTCCCCCATCGTGCAGAACGCGCTGGTGGCGATGCTCCGCAACCGCCCCGAGGCTGCCCCGCAGATCGCCAACGCCCTGCGGATGTACGGGGCTGGCCCAGCCTCAGTTGCGGCCGGCGCCTATTCCGGCGGCTTGTCCCGCTGACCCTCTCGCCAATCCCGATAACCAATGCGATACAGCCAGCGCATGATCGGCTCGCGCAAAACTCCGATGGCGGCTATTAAGGCCCCGCCCAAGACGATGCGCCACCATTGGTCATCGGTCATGGCTGCATAGGTTAGCACAGTGACCACGCCATCAAGCTTCCCGCCGCCTCCAAAGGTCAGGGAGTCGCGGTTCGACGACTGGATGATCCGCTTCTACAAGGCGATCAACTCTAGCGCGGGCGGCTCGTCGCCGCTGTCTCTCCCATTCTTCTCCGTGAAGAAATACGGCGCAAAGGGCGACGGCGTGACGGACGATACGCTTGCAATTCAAGCGGCTGGAAACGCAATGACGACGGCGGGCGGCGGGGCGCTGTGGTTCGAGCCGGGCAAGACCTACCGCGTCTGGACGACGACGCCATCAACCCTCCTGTCGTTTTCCTCTTTGGAAGGCGTGCTCATCTTCGGCAACGGTGCGGAGATTGTCACGGCGCAGACAAACGCATCGTTCGTTGACGTGTTCAAGCTGAACGGGTGCGCGAACGTGACGATCCGCGACCTGACGTTCACCGGGTCGAACACGACGCTAAAGGCTTCAACGGGTGAGCGGTTCATCGACTACCACAACGACTGCCGCAACATCGCCGTCGAGAATTGCCGCGTCTACAACTGCCGCTCCGGACTTGAGGCCGCGGGCAGCCCTGGCGGGACTCGCACCAAGGGCGTCCGCGTCCACAACTGCTATTTCGAGAAAGTCTATTACCCTCTCCAGCCCTATCGAACGGACAACCTAGAGGCCCGCTACACGTCCGTAAATGCCGGGCGTTCCTACTTCCCGACTAGCCCCTGTTCGCACCACGAGATCTGGCTGGATTCTCAGCAGGGCGGGCCGTTCTCTGATTGCCTGATCAAAGTGTACGCGGGCAGTTCGTCTAGCGTAGCTGAGAACACGATCAGCGACATCAACCTGAACTACCGCACGGCAGGGCGTTACTCCGGTTCCGGTGACGCGCAAAGCGGCGAGGCTTGCGTGAATCTGGAGATTCAGCAGGCCGACGCCAGCACGGCCGCCGGGCACTTGCGCAACATCAACGTGAATATCACGGCTGATTGCTCTTCTGGCGATCAGTTCGCTGACTTGTTCACGATGCGGAAGTTTGACGTGAACTCAGCGCTCGATACGACCACGACCCGGGGTCACACCATCAAGGGCCTGCACATCAAGGCCAACGCGATCAACTGCGACAATCTTGTGCGGACTGGAGTCACGCTTTTTACAACCGAATCGTCATGCAACTGGACTGGTGACACGGCGCAAAACATAACCCTGTCCGCCATGCTCGCTGGAACGCCTCCCACAGACTCAATCTACATAAACGGGCAGGCTTTCAGCGACTCCACGCAATCGCTCATGCTGCACAACGTCAACGTGGACGGGCCGATTACCTACGCCAACGTGTCGGCTGGCCGCATCGGGAAAAGCGGAGTCATCGCATCCAACGAAAACAGTTCCGACTGTGAGGGCTCGTGGACGCCCGGGATTTCTTTCGGCGGCGGCACCACCGGCATCACCTACACGATTCAATCAGGAAGCTACACCAAGCGCGGGAACCGCGTGCATTGCACCGGGGTGATCGTCTTGTCCGCAAAAGGCTCAAGCACTGGCGCCGCCAAGATCACGGGGCTACCGTTCACCGTGCGGAACAACAACGACTCCATCAACACGGGGTCGCTGTACTTTTCCGGGGTCACGTTTACGGGGCAATTCCAGCCGCTCGCGGACGGAAACGCGACGACCATCGCTATCAACCAGATCACGGAAGCCGGAAACGCATCAAACCTTACGGACGCGAATTTCGCGGCCACGAGCCAAGTAAGAATTGCCATCACGTATCGAGTTGCCTAACAACCCCTCGGTCCCATAACCACGAAAAACAGCCGAACCAAAACGGAAGGAACCGACTCATGGAATACGCACTCGTCGCGCTCGCAGCCTTCGCCCTCGGCTTCATCATCCGCGGGCGCCTCGACTCCGAACCCGCGCCCACGTCAAACCCGAAAAGCGGGGGCGGCCCTGGCGAAGAAAACGACACGCCCGGCCCGTGAAGGCGCTTGCTTTCGTCCTCGTGCTCGGCGCGTTCATCCGGCACGATGCGGCCAATTGGCTCGCGTCGATCTCCGGGATGAAGCCCGCGGCCATCTTCTACGTCCTCGGCGGGATGTGGGAGGCGACGCTGTGCCTCCTCATCCTCTGGATGATGGCGGACTATCCGGAATCCATGTGGCGCAACTTGGCCGCAGGCGGGGCGCTGATCGGCTTCCTCGAAGCGTTCCAGATGGCCGGCTGCCGGCTGGCAATCGTGGACATCAAGGCCGTGCCGCCGGGCGCGAACCTGTGCGACTTCGTGACCGGCGTTCCCATCGGTGCGGTGATGACGAGCCTCTATGTCGTGATGCTCGCCTACTACGTCGGGAGGGCCATCCGTGGCAGATCCGCCTGATGTGGTGTCGCTCCTCGTCGCGCTCGTCGCGTTCGTCGTCTCGAAGGAACTGGCGCACCTTGTCGGACCCTACGCCGCGATTGTCGTCCTCGCCGCTGCCGGCGCGTCCCTGTCCCTCTCCGGGCACGACGAGGAGATCACCGGGGCGCAGGCGTTCGTCTACGTCGCAGTCCGGGTGCTGGTGGCCGCCGTGCTGACCGTCTCCCTCGCCGAGCTCTTGCAACTTGCCGTGCCGTGGGCGAAGCCCCGCTACACGCTCGTCCCGCTTGCGTTCGGCATTGGCTGGATTCGGGACTATCGGGAAGTCGGCGCAATCGCGGGCGACCTCGTGACATCGTTCCTGAAACGGAAGGTGAAGAATGGCGGAAAGTGACATGGCGCTCGTCGGCGTGAATCTCCTCGTGTGCCTCGTGGGGCTGTGGGTGTGCGCTAACCGCATGGGGCATATGTCCAGGCGCACGACGAAGCTCACTATCCGCGTGCAATACGCCATTTGGGCGGCGCTATTCACCGCCTCGGCCATTTCGTGGACCCATGACGATCCGGCGTCCGTCACGCAGTTGATGATGACGGCGAGCGTCTTGGGGCACCTCCTACTCGGCGCCGACGCTTGGCGCTACGGCCCGCCTCCGTACACGCAGCGCCAGCACGCGGGGGCCGATTGAGCCGGGACGCACTCCGAACCGCGCTCGAGGACGCCAACGTCCGCGCGTTCCTCGCCGTCATCGACCTGGGAGAGCATGGCCCGAATGCCGATGATCCCGACCGCTACCGGACGATGTACGGGGGCGGCAAGTTCGACGCCCCGCCGTGGGAGCATCCGCGCCGGAAAGTGACGGCGGGGGCGTGGACTAGCACGGCCGCCGGGCGCGGGCAGTTCCTCGCCGGCACATGGGACGGGCTCGTGAAGCAGTACGCCTTTCCGGACTTCTCGCCCGAGTGCCAGAACGAGGCGATGGTCGCCCTTGTCTCCCGCCGCGGGGCCTTGGACGACGCGATAGAAGGCCGATTCGATGAGGCCATCGCCAAGTGCGCGAAAGAGTGGGCGAGCCTCCCCGGCAGCCCCTACGGCCAGCCGACGATGACGCTGGATCAAGCCCGGCGCCGCTACATCGAATCGGGCGGGCAGTTCGAAGCCACCGCGTTCAATCCCGACTCCCTTGAAACCGAGCACTACGACCAACCGGAGGCCCCCATGGCACCCATCGTCCTGCCGCTCCTACAGATCGCCGCGCAGTTCCTCCCGCAGCTCGCCGAGAAGTTCGGCAGCGGCTCGGAGGTGTCGAACCGGAACCTTGCCGCCGGGAAGGTGCTGGCAGACGCCATCGTGACCGCGACCAACTCGCCGAACCTCCAGGCGGCCGTCGAGAAGATGGCGAGCGACCCGGATGCGGTGAAGGCCGCGAAGGCTGCCGTAGCGCAGGAGTGGCCGGAACTGTTCGAGGTGAGCGGAGGCATCCCGGCAGCGCGCAAGCTCGCCACGGACAGCGAGGGACCGTGGTATCGGCAGTTTCTCTCCATCCCCTTCGCCGTGATCGTGATGCTCATGCCGATCATCTACTTCGTCATCTACCACGTCATCACAGGCACCGGCTGGACGCAGGAGATCAAGGCGTCCGTCGTGTCTGCTGTGATCTCCGGCGTCCTGTTCGCCATCGTAGGCTTCGCCCTCGGAACCAGCTTCGGCAGCCAGCGCAAGACCAACCTTCTCGCCAACAAGGAGTAAGCCATGTCCGTCGAATTCCACCGCGCCGCCATCGCCTTCCACCAGTCCGAAATCGACAAACTGACCGGCGTCCCGGCCCCGTCCGGGTTCGACCCCACCAACTGGCGCACGTGGTGGCCCGCCATGATCGAACAGTTCAAGAACGACGAGCGCCCGCATCCGTGGGTGGATTGGGCGCCTGGGGTGCTGCCGGACCAAGCCGGGAACAACGCGCCCATGCCTCGCTGCTTCGACACTCACCGCGGGCTGTGGGAGGCGGCGCAGCGCGGCGACCCGATCCGCGAAGGCGGGCCGAACATCAAGACGGGCAATGTGGCGGGCTGGCCGGGCCCCGACGGCAAGGCGTTCCGCATCGCGGACTACCAGCGGCAAGGCACCGAGGCGGTCTACGACGCGATTGCCTGGCTCGACTCGGAATCGCCGCACGGGCTCGCGTGGAAGGCATCGCCCGCCGTCGCGCCGACCTACCCGAAGGATGCGCCGGCTCTGCATCCGACGAGCCGGTGAGCGCCCAGCGCGACGGGCCGCCCATCGTGATGCAGACGGCCCGGGACGTGCTCCTGCGGGCCACTCCGGGCGCCTGCGTCGTGCAGAAACCGCATTGGCTCCTGCCGCTGCCTGTCGTGGGCGGCGGGCAGCCGATTACGAGGCATTATGGTGCGGGAATCTTCGCGCTTTCTTGGTCGCCCACAATGAAGCAGTTTCCCCCAATCGTCGGGGGCGCGATCCATCCATCAAGATTCCCGAATTGATCAACAATCGCTTTTTCGAGTCCCGTAATTGCCTGTTGCCCAGCGGCTTCAATGTCTCCGGTCTCAAACTGTTGATCCGTTATTTCTACAGTAAAGCATAACTGTTGATAAAGATCGATGTTGTAGGCGTCGGCCCTCAACAGACACCGATTGCTTCCGATTTCAACCCCGTTAAAAACGCGCGGGAAATCTTGCCCTGTCATCACGCGAACCGATTTCAGTCTCGTTTCCACGTTCCAAACTCCCTTCCAGGTATCTGATTCCAAACGGCTTTTATACGAGGCGCACGGCTACTTGCAACTCATGCAATAGGCCATCCGCCCGGCTTCCGTGAGCGTGGGCACGGCCTACTCGCCCCTCCGGATCGCGGCGGCGCATTGTTCGCGGATAACGCTGCTTTCTGCCACCCTCGCCGCCCTCTCCCGCTCGTGCGCTATCCCGTCCTCGCGCCCCTTCGCG